CGACTTTGCCCGGGCGATATATCCGGGGTTCAAAGAAGGCGCGCACCACAGGAAGTTGGCAAAAATATTCAAAGACGTGGCTGATGGGGTGAAAAAGCGCGTGATTATCAACATCGCGCCACGTATGGGTAAGTCGGAATTTAGTTCTTATATGTTCCCGGCTTGGTTTTTAGGGCAGTACCCAGAGAAGAAGATCATTATGGCGACCCACACGGCTGGTTTGTCAGAGGATTTTGGTCGCCGGGTGCGAAATTTGATTGATGGCGATGATTACAAGAAGATTTTTCCAAAAACTATGGTCGCAGCAGATCAAAAGGCTGCGGGAAAATGGTCTACTTCTGCTGGTGGTCAGTACTACGCTGTTGGTGTTGGGGGTGCTTTGGCTGGTCGCGGTGCCGATCTTTTCGTTATTGACGACCCACATTCCGAGCAAGACATTAAAGCTAACAGCCGAGCTACATTTGATAACGCATGGAGTTGGTTCCAGACAGGTCCGCTCCAACGACTGATGCCTAACGGCGCAATACTTGTAATTATGACCCGCTGGTCGCTGGTTGACCTCACAGGCAGGCTGATTCAGTACCAAATGCGCAATCCCGACGCAGATAAGTGGGAGATCGTTGAGTTACCGGCGATCATGTTCGAGGATACGGCGAAAGAAAAGTCGCTTTGGCCCGAGCAGTGGCCTTTGGAGCAGCTAAAACAGAAAAAAGCAGCCATGGATGCGCGGTATTGGAACGCACAGTACATGCAGCAGCCCACTTCTGAGTCTGCGGCCCTAGTTAAGCGGCAGCACTGGCGGATTTGGGAGCACGAGGATCCTCCGAAGTGCGAGTTCATCATCCAGAGTTGGGATACGGCGCATGAAGCCAAGACAACGGCTGACTACAGCGCGTGTACGACGTGGGGTATCTGGTATAACGAAGAAGAAGGCGACAGACCGAGTATTATTCTGTTAGATGCGTTTAAAGATCGCATGGAGTTCCCTGAGTTGAAAGAGGTTGCGCTCAAACATTACAAAGAGTGGAAACCAGATTCGTTCTTAGTGGAGAAAAAAGCAGCAGGAGCGCCATTAGTACAAGAGTTTCGGCGCATGGGCATACCTGTGGACGAGTTCACACCGAGCCGTGGCAACGACAAGATCGCACGATTGAACGCGATTACGGATTTGTTTGCTAGCGGTGCGATATGGGCGCCAGACCGCAGGTGGGCCAAGGATGTGATTGAAGAAGTTGTAGCGTTTCCTGTTGGAGAACACGACGACTACGTCGATACGATGACGCAGGCGTTATTGCGCTTTAGAAATGGTGGGTTTATTGCGCTCCCTTCGGACGAGCCAGATGAGCCTGTGTTTTTTAAATCAAATCGTAGGTCAGCGTACTACTAAGGACAAATCATGGCATTTGATAAATCAATTAACCCAGCCCCTATGGGCTTGGGCGCACTAGAAGATCCGACGGATGCAACCCCAGCAATTGAGGTTGAGATCGAAGATCCTGAAGCTGTCCGTGTTGGTGTGGATGGGCAGACAATCCTTGAGATTGAGAAATTGGACGAAGACGTAGAAGACTTCTACACCAACTTGGCGGAGATCATTCCTGAATCTGACTTAGAAGAACTTGGCTCCGACTTAATAGACGACATCACGCGTGACCTTGGTTCCCGCAAAGAGTGGGAAGACACATATAAAGAAGGCATTACGCTGCTTGGCTTGAAGTACGAGGAAAGAACAGAACCGTGGAACGGCGCGTGTGGCGTGTTCCACCCCATGATTACGGAAGCTGTGGTGCGATTCCAGTCAGAAACAATCATGGAGACTTTCCCTGCGCAAGGGCCAGTAAAGACAAAGATTATTGGCAAGCAGACTAAGGAGAAGGACGAAGCAGCCCAGCGCGTCAAGGACGACATGAACTACGAGCTTACGGAGAAGATGCCTGAGTTCCGTTCTGAGCATGAGCGCATGCTGTGGAACCTGCCAGCTACCGGTTCGGCGTTTAAGAAGGTGTACTACGACCCGGGCGTGCAGCGCCAGATGTCTGTGTTTATCCCAGCAGAAGACGTAATCATTTCTTATGGGGCGGCATCAATTGAGACAGCCGAGCGTGTAACACATCGGATGTACAAGACCAAGAACGAGATCCGCAAGCTGCAGGTGGCAGGCTTTTACCGCGATATTGATTTGGGTGATCCGTCAAGGGTTAAGAACGAACTGCAGGAGCGCAAGGACAAAGAGACAGGCTTCTCAGCAAACGATGATGACCGCTACATCCTGTACGAAGCACAGGTCAACCTAGACCTACCCGGGTACGAAGACAAAGATGACGATGAAGAAACAGGGATTGCACTGCCGTACATCGTTACTTTGCTAGAAGGCACCCATGAGATTTTGGCAATTCGCCGTAACTATTACGAGGACGACGAAACCAAGACCAAGCGTAATCACTTCGTGCATTACATCTACATACCGGGTTTTGGTATATACGGATTCGGTCTGTATCACTTGATTGGTGGCTTTGCGCGGTCTGCCACGAGCATCATGCGGCAGTTGGTGGATGCGGGTACGTTATCGAACCTGCCGGGGGGTTTGAAGTCCAGAGGACTTCGGATTAAAGGTGACGACACGCCTATTGCTCCGGGCGAGTTCAGGGACGTTGATGTTGGTTCTGGTGCCATCCGTGACAACATCCTGCCGCTGCCATATAAAGAACCAAGCCAGACGCTCTATAACCTGCTTGGCACAATCGTAGAAGAAGGTCGCCGGTTTGCTGCTACGGCAGATATGAAGATTAGCGATATGTCTGCGCAGGCTCCGGTGGGTACGACGTTGGCTCTGCTTGAGCGGATGCTCAAAGTTATGTCGGCGGTTCAGGCTCGTGTTCACTACGCGTTTAAGCAAGAGTTGAAGCTGTTGGCTGCGATTATCCGCGACTACACCGATGACTCCTATGAGTACCAGCCAGAAGACGGCATGCCCAAGGCCAAGCGGTCAGACTACGATCAGGTTGAGATTATTCCTGTCTCAGACCCAAACGCAGCAACGATGTCCCAGAGGGTTGTGCAGTACCAAGCCGTCATTCAGCTAGCCCAACAAGCTCCGCAGATCTATGACCTGCAGGCGCTACACCGTCAGATGCTGGAGGTGCTGGGTATCAAGAACGTTGCCAAGCTAATCCCCAACGACGATGACAAAAAGCCCAAAGATCCGGTCATGGAGAACATGGACATCCTCAAGGGCACACCGGCTAAAGCGTTTATTTATCAGGACCACAAGGCTCACATTCAGACTCACATGGCGTTGATTCAGGATCCACAGATGCAGCAGATGATCCAGCAAAACCCCATGGCGAGCCAGATCTTGGGGTCTGTACACGCGCACATAGCCGAGCACATGGGCTTTGAGTACCGCCGTATGGTCGAAGAACAACTTGGAGCACAACTGCCAGCCCCAGATCAGGAGTTGCCAGAGCAGCTTGAGTTGCAGGTATCACGCTTGGTAGCAGAGGCTTCCCAGCGCGTAGTAGCTATAAGTCAGGCGCAAATGGCGCAGCAAGATGCTGAGCAGAAAGCGCAAGACCCCGTGCTTCAGATGCAGATGCAGCAGATTCAATTGGAAGCTCAAGAGATTCAACGCAAGGCTATGAAAGACCAAGCAGAGGTCCAGTTGAAACAGGCTGAACTGCAGTTGAGGGAGAAGGAGATGTCAATGAAGGCTGTTGAGATCCAAAACGAGCAGGCCATGAAGGCTGCTATTGCCGAAAACGAACAGCAGCTTCGGGCTGCTGACATTGAAGCCAAACGATCAAGAGGGGGGTAAGGCTTAATGGAGCAAACTTTCGTAGAAGTTCTACGCAAAAAAATCCGAGAGGATTTAAACAACTACGCTGACGATATTGCTGGCGGCAGTTGCAAAAGTTTTGATGAGTATCAAAAACTCTGTGGCGTCATTCATGGGCTGGCGTTAGCAGAGGCACACTTACTTGCCCTTGCAAAGAAAGTTGAGGAGTCCGATGACTGACATCGCGGAAGCAGTAAAGGAAGTAGAAGCTGTAGAAAAGGCAACCCAGCTACCAAAGCCTACGGGCTGGAAGATACTGTGCGCCATCCCAGAGGTAGAAGACAAGTTCAGCGGTACGGACGTGCTAAAGCCTGAATCAATAGCAAAAATCGAAGAACACAGCACTACCGTGCTTTTCGTGGTTGCCACCGGACCCGACGCCTACAAGGACGACAAGAAGTTCCCACAAGGTGCTTGGAGTAAGGAAGGTGACTTTGTGTTAGTAAGGGCTTACTCAGGTACCCGGTTCAAAATTCACGGACGGGAATTTCGCTTGCTAAACGACGATCAGGTCGAGGCAGTGGTTGAAGATCCACGCGGTTATACCCGCGCTTAACAGGAGGTATAAATGGCAATTCAAGATAAAGATAGTATTGATCGTGATGACGAGAATGAATCAACTTCGGTAAATATTGAGACGGAAGGCGATATTGAGCTTGAGGTGGTTGATGATGCCCCACCGCAAGACCGCAACCGCAAGCCGTTAGACAGGGACGTTGACGATCCATCGGAAGAAGAAATCGCTGAGTACAGCGACAAAGTCCAAAAGCGGATCAAGGAGTTGAGCCATGCTCGCCATGACGAACGACGCGCCAAAGAATCGGCTCGTCGTGAGAGGGAGG